GGTTCCGAGGCGCGACTTTTTTGTGAGAGTTGACCGAAGAATCTTTATGTCAAACACTTACACCACAAATCTTGCGTAACTTTTTTAACAACTATGAAATACCCCTGCTTGCTTACCAAAAAAATCAACGAAATTTCTTCGGCAAAATATAACCCAAGAAAAATTACAGACGAGGCGATGGGTCGATTGACCAAGAGCCTAGCGGAGTTCGGAAACATCCAACCAATCACTTGGAATGTGCGAACTGGGAATGTGGTGGGAGGCCACCAGAGGCTCAAGGTCTATAAGGCGATGGGCAAAACCGAGGTCGATGTATGGGCTGTCGATCTGGACGAGCAGAAGGAGAAGGCGGCCAACATAGCCCTCAACAAGTTGAGTGGAGAGTTCGATATGCCGATGCTCAAGGACATCCTAGAGGAAATCGATACTGGCGATCTGGACATGGAAATTACTGGGTTTGGTATGGATGAGATTGCTTTGATGATGGAGGACGCACATCCAGAAGTAACCGAGGACGAAGTGCCAGAAGTTCCAGTCGATGCGATTACCAAACCGGGTGACTTGTGGCTACTTGGGGAACACAGATTGCTTTGCGGAGATGCAACAAGCGGAAATGATGTCGAAAAACTAATGAATAGTGAAAAAGCTGATATGGTGTTTACCGACCCGCCATACAATACCGGAATGACTGCACAAACGCAAAGCGGGGGAAATCCGAATACCCTTTGGAAAGGCAACGGCAAAAAAACAATGACTCAACCAAGGTTGAGTCATATGTTTAATGATTCATTTACAGACGAACAATGGCAGAACCTTTTATCCTCATTTTGCAAACATTATTTCAATATATTAAAAGATGATTCCGTTGCTTATATTTGCTTGGATTGGAGAAGAAACCACGAGCTTATTCCGCATATAAAACAATACTTTAAGTTAAGCAATATAATTGTTTGGGACAAAATGGTTCACGGTTTGGGTTCTGATTATAAATATACATATGAGCTTATAAACATATGCAAAAAAGGAAATCCAAAACTAGAGACGCATCAAGGCGAAAGAGAGTATAGCGATGTTTGGCACATACAAAGAAAGATGGGGCGAGACGAAGATCACGCCACAAAAAAACCAGTCGAACTTACATCGAGAAGTATTCGGCACGGGTCTAGCAAAAACAATATAATATCGGATTTTTTTCTAGGTTCTGGTACAACCCTAATCGCCGCCGAGCAATTAGGTCGCAAATGCTACGGAATGGAAATCAGCCCCAACTACTGCGATGTGATTGTGAAGCGATGGGAAAACCTTACTAGCAAAAAGGCCACGCTTGCCAAATGAATGAGGACTATCCCTCCGCAGTTACCATAGCCAATGATTACGCAAAAAGAACTCCGAGAAAAGTGGGGCATCGATGCGGGGCAGTTGTCTCGAATGGTAAAGCGGGGTATGCCCCTCACTTCCGAGTCAGACGCTCAAAGGTGGAGGCTCGCCAACCAGAAGCGAGTGAGCAAATCACAGATAGCCCGGACACCATCCCCGACCTCATCAGAGCCATTAAAAGACTCGGATGCCGAGTCATACAAATCGAAAACCTCGCTTGGCAGATTGAATCGAGCGAAGCAAGCCGAGGTAGTTGCTTACTCATTGGTAGCTACGGCGGCAAACAATCAAAACCCAGTCGCTATGCGAGCGGCAGTTCAAGGCTGGGGCGAAGCAAAAAAGCGAGTAGCAGAAGCCGAAATGGAACACGCTCGATGGGAAGAGGTGAACAGAGTCACGATTCGGATGGACGAGGTGCGAGAAGTGTTCGGCAAATGGCTGGGAGCAATTAGAAACCTAATGGACGCTATGCCTTCGAGCTTGGCCGCTAGAGCAAACCCCAGCGACCCAGAATGTGCAAAGAGGGCTATTCAAGAGGGCATCGATCAAATCTTTGTTACTATTCAGAAGGCAGAAGGAGCATTCAAATGAACGAATGCTTCATTGTTTTGCTGGTAGCAATCGCAATCCTTGGCATAGTGCTTCCATTCTTTGACCGATGAAACGCTCTCCACTTAAACGCAAGACCCCACTCAAGCGAGGCGGGAAACTACGCCGAGTATCTGCAAAGAGAAAAGGCCAGAACGAAGTCTATAAAGATGTGCGAGAGAAGTTTCTAACCAACAACCCAGTCTGCCAAGTATGCAAGTGCAAGATGGCGAGCCAAGTTCATCATAGGCGGGGAAGGTTTGGGGATAGGCTCAATGAGGTTGAGTTCTTCTTGGCGGTGTGCTTTGAGTGTCATCATCAAATCCATATGAACCCCGCTTGGGCATATGCCAAAGATTATCTGGTTAAGAGATGAACCAGATTGATGAGGCCAAGAACTTCGCTCGCCTTTTGTTTGAGCCAAGGGAACAACTCTCAATCCCAGAATGGGCAGAGAAAAACCTAACCCTTTCTGCAAGGGTAACGAACATACCCGGTGCTTATTCGACAACGCTCACGCCATATGTCCGTGAACCGCTAGAGGCTTTTGGTGATGATTCGATTCGTAGGGTGGTGCTTGTATGGGGGGCACAAACAAGCAAGACCACAACGATTCTAGCTGGCCTAGCGTATCGAATAGCAGAGCGACCTTGCCCTGCATTGTGGGTTATGCCATCGGAACATCTGGCTCGATCATTCACAGAAACCCGCTGGCTTCCAATGATTGACGATTGCCCAGCCCTAGCGAAAGAAAAGCCAGACAACACCGACAAAATCAAAATCCTAGAGCAACACTTTAAGCGATGCTCGGTCTGGTGGGCGGGCACAAGCCCCTCTGCTCTTTCTAGTCGCTCGATTGCCTTGCTCTGTATGGATGAGGTGGACAAGTTCCCAGAGCAAGCGGGGTCGGGTCGAGAGGCCAACCCAGTTCAATTAGCAGAGGCACGAGTTAGCACCTACCCAAACCATCTCATCATAGCAACCAGCACCCCGACAACTGCCGACTCGATCATTTGGAGCGAGTGGCAAAAGGGGGATATGCGTTTTTACTTTGTGCCTTGTCCTCATTGTGGGCATAAGCAGAAGCTAGTCTGGGGGCAAGTTAGGTGGGATGAGTCAGCAAAGATTGAGGATGGAGTCTATGATTTTAAGCTAGTTAAATCCTCGACCTACTATGAGTGCGAGGAGTGCAAAGAAAAGATTACAGATGGACAGAAAACCAAGATGCTCCGAGAAGGCGAATGGAGGGCAACCAATCTGAAGGGCGAACCAGCCAGACGCTCTTATCATTTGAATGGCCTATATGCCCCTTGGGTTAGCTTCGGAAGTTTAGCGGTGAAGTTTCTGCAAGACAAGCACAATGGAATCATCGGCCTACAAGATTTTGTGAACCGAGTTCTAGCCGAGCCTTGGATGGAACACGAAAGCGAGAAGATGGAGATTGTGGCTGGTGACTACAAGATGGGTGAAGTTCGGATGGGTGAGAAGCTGATTATGGCTTGCGACATTCAAGAGGCTGGGGGCTTCCACGCTTGGTGTGTTGTTAGGGCTTGGGATTTAGAAGGTAGGTCAAGGCTGGTGTGGGCAGGGCGGTTGGAGACTTGGGGAGACATCCAAGCCAAGGCAGAGGAGTTTGGCGTAGAACATAAATGCGTATTCTGCGATTCGGGCGACCAAACCAGAGATGTTTATTTGAATTGTTGTAAGAATGGTTGGATGGCCTTGGTCGGTTCAGACCGAGCCAGCTTCTCCGAAATTGTAGATGATCGAAAGCTCCAACGCCCCTACGCTCGAATCGCAAATGGAGACCCCTTCAGCGGTAAGGCAGTTCAATCTAAGACTGGGTGGAAGTGGAAGTTCTGCCCAGTTTGGCGGTGGTCTAACCCATCCATCAAAGACATCCTCTCCAACCTATTAAAAGAACCCGGCTACATCGCTCTCGACACCCCCGATGTTTGGCGAGTTCACATCGAAGCAGAGGTGAAGGTGCGGGTGAAAAATCCTATGACTGGCAGAGAAAGACTTGTCTGGAAGCAGATAGGAAAGAATAATCATTTGCTG